GCTGCATTTCCGTATGGAGATCATGATGACCTTGTGGACTCAACCACTCAAGCTATCATGCGATTCAGACAAGGTGGTTTAATACAACACCCTGAAGATTACGTCGACGAACAAGTCGGAAAAACTAAAAGGAATTATTATTGATGTCAGTGCTTAAAGGAATAAATGCAATTAGAAGATGGGTCATGGGTCAGATGACAAAGAAATCTAACGATGGAATCATGATCACGCTTCCTGATATGAAAAAGGTAGAGTTAAATACTAGTATCACTGCAGAAAGATTAATGCGAAATGGTGTTGATCCGAACTCAATTACAAGTGTAAACCAAGTTGAAAATATAATTAATCAATTAAATAAACCTAAAGTTGTTTCTCAAGGAGATCCTAGATTCAAAGGTATCATGAGTAGAATGACAGGTAAGAATGTTATCAAAGGAGATTTTGGTCCAGGTTTTAAAAAAGAAATAGAAAAGATGAAAGGTAAAGTAGATGATGATCTACCACCACCAGGTAGTAGAGGTGGTGCTGATGACATTGCAGCGCCAGTGCAATCATCAGAAGAAACTATAAAAAATATGATCGAAGCAGAAAACAAAAAAAATATTAATAAAATAAAAGAAAGAAATAAAAATAAACCAGAACCAGAAGACAAAGCAGACGGTGGACGTATTGGTTTTGGAGGCGGTTCTGATATGGGAACTGTTGCTGATTCAAAAGGTAAGGTAGGTAAAGGTAAAGGTGGCTATCAAGGCACCGGAACAGGACCTGTTGAAAGACCATCAGGAGGAAATAGAGATGACGATAACATAATATCACCACCTTCAAAAACAAAAATTCCAACTGAAATTAAAAGTGCAATTAATTTAGGTGGAGATATTTCTTATCTTAAAAATCTAATAGAATTAAATCCAGTAGGCATAATGAAAAATATTGGTGGAAAACTTATAATGGATAAAATTATTGGAGATCAAACTAGTTTAAACACAGAAGATAATAACATGATGTTAGCAGATGCTGAAACAGATAATGAAAAATTGTTAAAAGAATTATTTAATCCTGATACAGGTGTTGATGAATTTATAGATAAAAAAAAGGAAAGCGAAGATATACAACAACAATTACTACAAGAAATACAAAACGCAGCCGATGGTGGGCGAATAGGTGCAATGGGTGGTGGTCGTATTGGTTACAAAAAAGGAACTGTAGATCTAGCACGTAGAGGATTTATGAAAGCAGCGGCAGGTGTTGGTGCTGGTATTGGTGCATTAAAAATGGGTGCACTAAAACTTTTTGGTAAAGAAGGAACAAAACAAGTTACAAAAAATATTATTAAAACAGATAACGTTCCTGGTAAACCAGAATGGTTCGATGCCCTTGTTACAAAAGTAATTAATCAAGGTGAAAACGTAACTAAAAAATTTGCAACACAGGAAAGAGAAATCGTACACAAACTAGATATTGATAAGTTTGAGGACGTAACAGTTTATAGAAATATGGATACAGGTGAGATTAGAGTATCGTATGAGTCACCAACAAACGTTGGTGAACAATCTGTTGATCTAGTTTATAAAAAACCTTTACCTGATGAGGGAGATCCAAGACCATCAGCTGAGTTTTATGCAGTAGAACCTGAACCACGTGTGGTTAACAGGGATGGTGATATGGAATTTGACGGAGAGAATTTCGTAAATAGTGTTGATGATCTAATGTCTGATACAAGTAAATTAAAAATTATAGCTAAAGGTGACGCCAAACCAACTCTAAAAGAGTTTGTAACATCTAAAAAGAAAAAAGATGCTGCTAAAAAATTAAATGAAGATCCAATGGAACAAGCAGATTATATAGAAGGTAAATATGGACCTGGTCCTGAACCAGATTTTGATGATATAGAAAACTTTCAATCAGGTGGTATTGCTAGAATGTTAGGTGAGTAATGGAAGACTTAGACAAAAAAATTATAGAGTTGATGGATCTCTTTGACGGAGAGGTCACAACACTAGATAAGATAAATCCACCAGAACCAAGAAAAGATGTTCAAGACATAGAGGTAATCAATAGATTCATGCGAGACAATCCACCAGGTAAAGCTGATGGTGGACGTATTGGTTTTAAGAAAAAAGGTTTTGTTAATAAAGGTGGTGAAGCCGAGTATCAAAGAAAATTAAAAATAGCTCAAGATAAATTTGGTGCAGACAACCTAGATAAAGCGGCAAAAGAATTAGGTTATAAAAACTACGACGCGTTAAGAGGAGAAAAATATGCAAATGTTAGAAGAAAAATATTTAAAGAATTAGATAAGTTTGGTTCTGTCGTAGATGAAAGAGAATCTAGAATTAGATCTAGAGGAACAAGAATTGCAAAAGAACAAGGCATTCAGATAAAATTATTAGAAGCAACAAATAATAAAAAATTTTTTGATCCAAAAGCCTTTGCAAAAGAAAACAATATATCTTTAAAAGAAGTTAAGAGAAATGCAGCTTTACTACAAAAAAATATTTACAACAAAAGAATGTTAGTTGCTGGTAAAGACATGAGGTCAACTCTAACATGGATACCTGACGATCCAACAGTTTCTGACAACGCTTTAAGTAAATTATGGAAATCTAATTTGATTGATGATCAAAAAGATAGAATAGATGAACTGTTCTATCAAGCTTTTGGTAATCCTAAATCTGATACATACAATCCTAAAAAATTTTTAGCCATTAAAAAAAATTTAAATGAGTATAGACAATTAAAAAAAGCTATTAATGAAAGATTTCCAGGTGTAAACTTTGAACTCGATCATCCCTTATCTAAATCTAGTTTAAATAAATTATTTAATGCAACCACAGAAGAGTTAACTAGAGTAAATGTTTTAGATGCAGATCTTAATAATGGTTTTAAAGATGCACTTTCAAGGCAATATGAAAAAGCAGTCACAAATAAAAATTTAAATAAAAAGAAAGCTGTAGAAAAAATAGCAAGAGATCTGAAACTAAATATTGGTAAGATTAGTGATGATGCAACTAATTTTAAATATGGTGTAAAAGAATTTCAAAAGCTAAACATAAAAGATGAGATAGGTAAATCTTTACAAAATCTAAGTGCATTAAATAAAAATTTTCAAACTTATGCAAAAAACAATCCAGATTTATTTAAAACAGCTGGTGTAAGTACACAACAAACTTTTACTCAAGTTGATAATGTAAAAGGTCTTATACCTTTCATGAAAAAGCTAGGAATTAAATGTCAGTTGTCAGAGGGTATCAACTGTATGAATCCTAAAGCATACGAAAAATCTTTGAATCAAATATCCAAAGCAGCAAAAGCTGGAGATAGCGCTGCACAATCTAAATTATTAAATTTTAGAAAAGCAGTTGGTGGTGCAGGAAGCGTGATCAAAGGAGTGTTAGGCCCTGCCGCAATAGCAGCAGAGATAGGTATTGCTATACCGATTGGTTTGTTTGATTATGCACAAGGTAAACCAAAAGAAGAAATTATAAACACATTAACGTATGGACTTGCAGGGAAAGATAGAGAAGATAGATTAAAAGAAGAGATGCCTACATATGGACAAGGTGATGCATTAAACAAAGCTTTCGATGGTTTTAGAAGTTCATTAAATAAATTAGGAATGCCTAGAGATCCTAATCAACTAAGACCAGGTAAAAAAACAGATGATATGTTAAAAACTTTTGAAGAAAGAAAAGAACCTTTTATGAGAGTTAACCCACAGTTAGAAGAAGGAAGATTTTTTGATTTAGATAAGTTTTATAAAAACGTAGCTGAAAGCAGAGCAGCAGAAGAAAAACTTGCCGAAGAAGATTTACAAAGAAAAGAACAAAGGAAAACACCTTTTGATCTTAGTAATCCTTTCATGGCAGCAGATGGCGGTTTATCAGGTGGAGATAAATCAGGCCCACCACCAGAATCAGGACCAAACTCACAAGGGTTGCAAGGTCTATTAAATCGTGTTAAGAAAGTATAGGAGTAACAAATGGCAGAAATAGACAAAGGACTCCCTAACACAAGAACTAAAATTGAAGTCCCTTCAGAAGAGGAGATGACAGAAGAGGTTAGTGTTCAGGAAGAAGAAACAGAACAAAAAGGACCAGTTGAAGTAGTACAAGAAGAAGATGGTGGTGCAACGATCGACTTTGAACCAGGTGCAATTAATATACCTGGAACAGAATCACATTTTGATAACTTAGCAGATATTTTACCAGAAGAAAATTTAGAACCTATCGGAAACGAGATGGTCCAAAATTATATGGACTACAAAGCGTCAAGAAAGGATTGGGAAAACTCTTATACAAGTGGATTAGATCTTTTAGGATTTAAATACGAAAACAGAACAGAACCGTTTCAAGGAGCTTCAGGTGCAACTCACCCAGTTCTTGCAGAAGCAGTAACACAATTCCAAGCACAAGCTTACAAAGAATTATTACCTGCAGATGGTCCTGTTAGAACAGATATTATAGGTGTTAAAAATCCTGGCACAGAGCAACAGTCTGAGCGTGTAAAAGATTACATGAATTATTTGATAATGGATCAAATGAAAGAGTATGAATCAGAATTTGATTCTATGTTATTTCATTTACCATTAGATGATGCGGAAGCGATTATTCATGTCGTAAAAATTTCAGAAAACGAATTAAGAAAACAACAAGTCAATGGTTTCTACACTGACGTAGAGTTAGGCCCCCCTGGTACAGATATCAATAACGAATTAACAAAAAAAGAACGTGAGTTAGAAGGTACAAAAAAGACAGGTAAGAATGAACCTGTATATACTTTGTTAGAGTGTCATGTTAATCTGGATTTGGAAGGTTTCGAGGATACAAACTCCGAAGGACCTACCGGAATAAAATTACCTTACATCGTAACAGTCGAAGAAGGTAGTAGGAAAGTTCTTTCTATTAGAAGGAACTATGCGCCCGATGATCTAAAGAA